ATGGCAGTTAATAGAAAAGAACAGGAAATAATACAGAGCGTCGTAGTGTTAACGCAAGACGACAAATTGACATGGAACTATGACGCCCAAGGTTTTTACTTTGCAATGCTTGAAGACATGGAGTTAAAATTTCAAGCATGCTGCACACCGCAAGCACCGTCATTTTTCATAAACGGGATACGGTTTTATTTGGGAGACAATGCTGTAATGGAACTTTGTAACGAAATTGCGATCCAAGCACAACGGTATTGCAGGAACATTGACAAACTTGACGAACTGAATGAGCGTCTAAAAATCATTGCATTCCCAAAAAAGGAAACCGCTTAACAATATGGGATACGCAGAATTATGAGCGTTGAAGTTGGCAGTGCAGTTGGTTATCTTGACCTTGACATCAAGGGGTTCCTTGACGGCTTGAAAAGTGCGCAAGAAGCCGCCGGAGAAGCCGCCGGGAAAATTACTAAATCCTTCGGAGATAAAATGAAGGATACAGGGAAAAGTCTACAGAAAATCGGAAAAAATATCTCTCTTTACATTTCTGGTCCCGTAGCCGCCGCTGGTACTGCCCTCACTAAACTCGGTTCTGATTTTGAAACCGAGATGAAAAACATCGAAGCCATTACAGGAATGTCTGGCGACGAAATGCAAGAACTTGAAAAAGGAATCAGAGACATAGCCATGTCGTCTGGAACCTCTCAAACAGCGTTAGCGAATGCCGCAAAGATGGTTGCCGAGGCAGGTGGAGACATGTCTATGATGCTTTCCCAGTTAGAGGCGGGAAATAATCTTGCAATTGCTTCGCAGACTGATTTGGCGACAACGCTTGATATGGTCGGCAGCACGATGAAAACTTTCGGACTGGAAGCCGAAGACACGAGAGGTGTTGTTGATAGTTTAGCATCTGTTACAACTCTTGCAAATACGACGCTTTCCGACATAAATCAGGCATTTGTTAATGCAGGTGGTTCAGCCGCTCAAGCAGGGTTGAGTGTTGACGATGTCAATGCTGTGCTTGTTAAATTTGCAGATGCCGGATTGAAAGGCGGAGCGGCTGGTACTGCACTCAATCGTATGCTTATGGATTTAATGAATCCAACGAGTACAGCGAAGGATGCGTTAGACGGGTTAGGTGTTAGCGTCTATGATAGTGGTGGTGCAATGCGAAGTATGTTTGACATTATGCAGGATTTAGAATCCGCTTTGTCAGATTTAACAGATGAGGAACGTGCCGCCGCAGAAGGAGCAGTTTTTAATACTGTTTCATTGAAAGGATGGAACATCATTACAGAAGCGGGAGTTAAAAATATCCGAGAACTTTCAGATGAATTATCGGATAGTGTAAACGCATTCGACGGAATTGGGCAAGCGGCTGGAATGGCAGGTGTACAGAACGAATCGTTTGGTGCAAAAATCAGGAGCATTATTCCCCATTTAGAAGAACTTGGAAAAACAGTGCTTGAAACATTAAAACCGATGTTTGAGTGGCTTATAGAAACAATAAAAAGTGCCATCAGTTGGTTTAACGGTTTGCCAACACCGCTGAAGCAAGTTGTAGTGTGGCTAGGAGCAATAGCAGCGGCAGTAGGTCCGTTGGTTTATGCAATAGGTACAGTAATGGTAGGTTTTGGTAATATCATTGCTATCGCTCCAAAGATTTCAATGGCATTTCGAGTGATGTGGGCGGCGGCAACTGGACCAATTGGATCAACCATCATTCTAGCGGGTTTGTTAGCGACGGCGATCATTTACAACTGGGACGAAATCGTTGATTCCACAAAAGCACTTGGGAAAGCAATGTTAGACTTTTTTGAATTCATGGCGGAAAATGCCGTAGAGTTCACTGAAAACCTGAAAATGATTGGCAGCGATGTTGGCGAATTTTTTGGCGAAGTCGGTAAAGGTATTTTGGAAATAATGCAAGAAACCGGGCGTTATGTACTTAGCATTGGAAGGTCTGCGCTGGCAGTAGCAGGACAGATGATTAATTGGGCGATTGATATAGGAAAAGAGATTGTTAATGGTGTCTGGAAAGGAATAATGTACGCAGGAAGTTGGTTTGTAAAACAAGTAACAGATTTTTTTGTTGGTATCGTTAATACGGTAAAATGGGCACTTGGCATTGAATCCCCCTCGAAAGTTTTTGCCGATCAAGTCGGCAAGTGGATTCCGCTGGGCATTGCCGAAGGTTTTGAAGATGCCATGCCGCTCGCCATCAGAAACATGCAAAAGGTACTCGACACCGGCATCGGCAAACTCGCCGCCGATGATGTCCAATTCGATTACAGTTTCGCCCCGGTGGGAAGAGACGGCAGACGGCAGACGGCAGACGGCAGCGGAGGTTGGGGACAACAAGGCGGTGGGAGTGGCGGTGGAGGGAATACGTACAACTTTTACAGTCCCGAACCGATAGACGCAGCGGCGGCACGACGGGAAATGGAACAACTGAACCGAAACATGGCGTTCGGATTTTAGTATGTAGAAAAAAGCCCCGCCGGTCATTTGCAGTGAAGCCGACGGGGCAAAACAAAAACTTAATGTGAGGATATTTTATCATGATAAAAAGTTTTTTGAAGCCCCTGAAAGGGTTACGAAATATGACAATTTCAATTTTTAGCAATCTTTTTACAAAGGTTACAATCATCAACAATAACTTCATGGGAGACATGAGCATTGATGAAATGCTCCGTGTCATGAAGGAATCGCATAGCGACCAAATCACGATCACGTGTCCGTCGCTAAAACAGCAAAAATTCCATCAAGCACCGGACGAAGTCCAAGGAACGGACGATGAAACAAAACCACAATGATCGAAAACATCAAACTCATCGGCAAGAATCAGACCATCGAAATTGACCGGACACGGACGCAAAACTATGTCCTTGACACCGTCAATGTCGGCGATAGGGATACGGGCTTTTCGACCATCCGAACCCACGACATCATTGGATTGGAGCGGGACATTTGGTACAAGCGGCTCACGAAAGTCCAAATTGTCGGTTATGTCATTGCCGACCATCGGGACGCTGAATCAATGGAACGCCGAAAGATGCGACTGAATCATTTTGTTGTCCCGGCAACCGAACTGACAGTCGTAATGGACTGTGTGAAAAACATCAAATTTGTCGTTACTGAATCAGTGCGATACGGGGCAACACACACGGAAAACAACGACGCTTTTTGCAAATTTATGATAACAGGGATTTATCGACAATGACGGTAACAGACATCCAACTCCAAAACGGTTCGGGCGAGATCATTTCCATTTCGGCAATGGACTATGACTTCGTCTTGGAATCCGTCGACTGGGGTGTTGCCAGCATTTCGGCGTATCCGGTGCGATACTTTCCGACCGAAAACAGTGAACGGGTACTCAACACCACTTGGCAACAGCGACCTGTTTCTATCATCGGTTGCGTTATCGGAAAGGATGAATCGGACATCGACCGAAAACGGCAAAGACTGGATTCTTTCATCGAGGTACAAGGAGAAACCAAAATACTTTACAACGGGTATCATCTAAACTTTTATCCCACAAAAAAAGTTAGATTTGCTTTTACAGAACAAGACAACAATGAAGCGATTCTCCGCTTCCAGATAGAGGGGACTTGTTTCGATCCGATGTGGCACAATGATACAACGGTCGAAGAGAGCAACTTGCACGAAGTTCCAATGTTCTTTTTCCCGCTCTGGTTCGAGCAGGACGAGCCGAGAGTTGTTTTTGGACAGCAATATGGAAATGTCGGGACAGGAAACAATCAATTTGCCAATGCGAAATTTCATTATCCGCTCATTTTGAACGAAGACATACCGGCGGCGGTTTTCGGAGAATTGATTGCATCGACGTACAACATTATTGACTACGAAGGAGTATTATCGACGGGGGTGATTATTCGCATCGTTTCGACCGGCGAAATTCGGGGACTCACGATACAGATGGAGCACGACGGCTCCGTCTATACTTTTACGCTGACAGGAACCTATCCGGCAAACACGGAAATTGTGATTGATACACGGGAAGGTTTTCAAAATGTTTCTGTCGGCGGGGTAGTGATTGATGTGTGGGATGAATGGTTTTACACACCGGCATTTCACTTTCCGCTGATTTTTAGTGATGGCATTTCCTTTGGAGAAGCCTATCGACCCGAACATGTTGCCGCAGGGAGCGATTGGTTCCGACTGCGTCCCGGCAGAAGTATTTTTACATTTTTTTACAACAGCGACGGGCAACTCGATACACTCGTCGAAGTGAAACAGAGCAGTTTATTTGAAGTACAAACATAATGGCACGCTATGATGTCCCGACAGTTTATTACCAGTCCAGTATTTACGCAAATACTGCCGTGGAAGTTACGCACATCAAAAGTTTGTCGTGGTCGAACAGGACAAATAACAACGGCAGTTTTGAACTGATTATCCCGCTCGACAGCGAACTCACGCTGTTTGAACCGAAGTTAGGCGGATACATACGTCTCGATCCGGGCGATACGATTATGCAAATTGAAAAGCGGGAGCGGGTCTTTGACGAATGGGGTAATTACTGGTGGAAGTTAGGGGGACGACCGTACCAAGTTGACGATGAAATTACACGAGCGGCGCAAAATGGAGGGTTCTTTTTCCGGCATGTTTACGATGGTATCAGTACACAAACATACAAGAAAATTGTTTTAGGAACACCAGTTACAACTGTTAACAAAATTGATATTGCACACAGTAGCGTTTATGAAGATAATTTAGGCGGATTTGAAGATGATTTTACCGACACTGTTACCGAAGCGTTTTCGTGGGGGACTATTGTTAAAGGACAACCAAGACCAACAGTAACTACAGTACAGAGAGGAACAGTTGTCTCTGTTACCATTGGAAGCAATGCAACGACTTCATACGGCGTTCCAGATCCTCGTGCTGGTTATGTAGACGAGCAAATTGTATATGCAGATTCAAATGGACTTAACGATACTGGATACATACCAGAAATTTCGAATGGATCGGCATCTGGTATTAACGGCAATATGCGGTCAGTAACTTATCCTGGTTCTTGGATACAAAGTGATGTAACAAGCGATACAACGGTGTATGGACATGAGGTTTCTTGGAGAGTACACACAACACCAACGTTGACAACCTATTTTCATGTAGCACCAAGAGGAATTATCCCTATCCGAAAAATCACGTTAAAGTCATTAAATACATACATGGATGAGATGTGGGATTTTATGAATTCGCTGCCATCTCCAGCTGGAAAACAACCTGCGGTCATACACAAAGCAACAGGAGATGTTCAAGGCGGACACGCTGGCTATTCCTTCAAACTGAAGTCGAAGGGGGAGGTCGAAAAGCGATACAAAGTCGATTTTAACATCGGCGATACTATCCTTGTCAACGACACCCGACTCAACGTACTTTATACCGATGTGGTTACAGGTGCGTTGGAAACGATTGACGGCAACGGCTACAACGTCGAAATCGAATTGGGTACTTTGGGAGCAACATTGGAGCAACGGGTACAACGGGTTATTTGAGTGTTGACAGATATTTCACAATAGTATAAAATAACGATAGGAGAAAAAGCAATGGAAACTTCAGGATTTTTTAACGCAGAGCGGTTGCCGAACGGCAACTTTGACAGGGTTTATCTTGCGGACAGTTTCGCACGGTATTTTGCCAGTTTTATCAGTAACGGAGTGTTCGGCGGAAAGATGTCTTCGTTGCAAGTCGTTCTTTCCGGCAGTTTCGGCGTTTATGTACAGAGCGGACAGGGGTTTATCAACGGATATTGGTACGAAAACGACTCTACCGTCGGATTTACGCTCCAAGCAAGCAGTTCGTTGCCGAGAATCGACACCATCGTTTTGCGGCTGGACTTCGTGACTCGGTCGGTCAAGTTGGCAATGCTCACCGGTACGCCTTCCACGAATCCCGTTGCACCAGCACTCACTCGCAACGAAAACACTTGGGAATTGGGGCTGGCAGACATCGACATTGCGGAAAATGCAACGGCGATTACGGCACAGGAAATTATCGACACACGACTGGACACCGCTCGCTGCGGATTGGTACACGGCGTTGTTGATCAACTGGACACGACTGAATACGGCAACCGACTTAATGGGTTTATCGAAAACTTCATTACGCAAGCAAACGGGGAATTTTCTGGTTTTCAGGAAGGACTCAGCACTTTATCGGGACAAGCGAATTCCGAATTTTCCGACTTCAAGGAAAGTCTTGACAGCGTTAGTGCAAATGCACAGGACTATTTCGATAACAATTTTTCCGCTCCGCTCAATAATTTGGTAGCGAATGCGAATACGTTATACACGGAGACGTTTTTGCCGAATTTGAGTACAACGCAAAAACTGGCAACGGAAGCGTATGAAGATTTTCTGGATTGGATCGTTGATAAGAAAAATATCACGATGCAGCAGTTGGCAGACTTGGTCGACCAGATGGAGTCGATCATTTCGTCTGGCGACATCGGAAGTTTGCTCGTCAGAATTGACACTTTGGAAGAAAACGCTCTGACGGCGAACGATGTCATTGACGCACTTGATTCTAGCGAAACAACGAAGGCATTGTCGGCAAATCAGGGGCGGGTGCTTGAAGAGGCACTGGACGATAAAGTTGACAAGGCGATTCCTTCGGCTATCGGCAATTTGGCAATGTTGGGGGAACACGGTGAGTTGCTTGATAGCGGCTTTCCATCGGCAGTGCCGAGAGGAAGTGCTGGCGGCGATTTATCGGGCAGTTTCCCGAATCCGTCCTTGGCAACGCTCACGCCAGAAACAACGCCGTCGTCGCAGACGTTGGAGTATGGCGGGACATTTACGAGCGATGAAGTAACAACGGACACGAAGGGGCGTGTATTGGGCATTTTTCGACGAACGCTCACACTGCCCAATGTGCCGTTCAATGTGTATGAAACAGAAGAGGAAGCGGAAGCCGACGAAAGCGGAATGCTGGCACTGTTTCCAGTTGATTGAGAGGGAAAAATATGGGCATAAAACTAAACGGAATCGAACACGGCGTGTACCTGAACGGCGTACACATGGGGATTTATCACAACGGCGTGAAAATGTATCCCGAAGATGACATTTTAAGACGTGCGTGGAAGGATATAAGGCAAACACCGGAAAAGAATGTCGGTGTGAGTTATAGGACAATCAACACGTTTGGGAATCTTGCAGGGACAAATAAATGGAGTGGCGGCGTTCTTGCCCCGAATGGCAAGATTTACGGAATACCACGTAACAGCACTTCGGTTTTAGAAATCGACCCTATTGCAAGAACTACATACACGTTTGGGAATCTTGCAGGGACAAATAAATGGTGGGGCGGCGTTCTTGCACCCAACGGAAAAATTTATGGAATACCACGCAGCAGTACATCCGTATTAGAAATTGACACTATTGCAAAGACAGCAACAACGTTTGGAAGTGTTGATGTAGGCGAAGATGCATGGGCTTGTGGTGCTATTGCCCCGAACGGAAAAATTTACGGAATACCACGCAACAGTACCACAATTTTAGAAATTGACACAATCGCAAGAACCACTTCTACGTTCGGAGATTTTGGTACAGATTTATCAAAATGGTATGGTGGTGTTCTTGCCCCGAATGGAAAGATTTATGGAATACCAGATAATAGCACCACAATTTTAGAAATTGACCCTGTTACAAGAACTACATACACGTTTGGGAATCTTGCAGGGACAACTAAATGGACTAGTGGCGTTCTTGCACCCAACGGAAAAATTTACGGAATACCCGGAGGTGACACTTCGGTTTTAGAACTTGATCCAGTCGCAAGAACAGCAACAACGTTTGGGAGTGTTGACGAGGGTGGGGCTAAATGGCAAAGTGGCGTTCTTGCGCCAAATGGAAAAATCTATGGAATGCCAGGATATGCTACATCGATTTTAGAAATTGATCCTGCTACAAGAACTACATACACGTTTGGTAATTTTGCAGTGACTTCGGGAAAATTTAACAGTGGCGTTCTTGCCCCGAATGGAAAGATTTATGGAACACCCATGAACAGCACCAGCATTGTGGAAATTTCAACATCCGACCCCGTTATTAACTTCCAACTAGAAACACTTCTATCGGCATTTTTGAACACATACTAGCCGCTTGACATCACAATTACACAACTGTATAATACAGGCAGGTGCCAGCCGCTGCGGTCTCCAGCGACTACCGGTAGGGCTTCACCGAACGATAGTGACGGGAGCCCGTTTTTGAACAATGAGAGCGAAAAAGAAAAGCCCACCACGGGCAGAAAAAAGTGTTATCGCACAGTGGACGCAGCAGGATAAATTGGAACTTTTATCCTGCTGGGCAAGGGATGGTTATACAGATTCGGAAATCGCCGGAAAGATGAGCATTTCCCCCAAGACGTTTCAGACGTGGCGGCTAAAATGCCCGGAAATCGACGAAGCCGTCCGAAACGGAAAAGAAGTTGTTGACTTCAAAGTTGAATCCGCCCTCTACGAAGCAGCCATTGGTGCTAAAACAGAGGAATTGGAAGTCATTATTGAATTTGTCGGCGATAACGAGGTGAAAACCATCAAGAAAAAGAAAACGATAAAACACCCGCCGAATGTTTTGGCATGTCAGACGTGGCTTTTCAACAGGCAGCGGGACAAGTGGAAACGGAACAGGGACAACGAATTGACAGTCGAAGACGACAAGTCGATCAACATTACGATAACACGAGCGGGACAAGCCATTGAAGTAGAGGAATGAAAACCAAAAAGAAAGTCGCTCTCAGTTTTGAAAACTTCGTTTTCGACTGGGACTACAAACAGTATCTGCTCATTGGCGGTTATGGTTCCGGCAAGTCCCATCATACTGCGTTCAAAATCATTCTCAAACTTCTTCGAGAGAAACGCCGGGCACTGGTCGTCCGGGAAGTATTCGACACCATTTACGAAAGTTGCTACAACCTGTTCTTTGAAATTCTCGATACAATGGAGTTGGTTACGGAGAATCATTCTGCTTTCAAGAAGAAGGGGCGAGATAATAATTCTCTCAAAGTCCTTGCCCTAAAAAGTCCGCTTTCATTCAAGTTTCCGAACGGCAGTCAGATCATCTTCAAGGGACTGGACAAGATGGAAAAAATCAAATCTATCAACAACATTTCCATTGTTTGGATCGAAGAGGCAACAGAAATCAAATATGATTCATACAAGGAAATTTTAGGTCGTGTCCGGGCACCTGACAGATCGCTCCATTTTATCCTTTCGTGTAACCCTGTCGGCTACGAAAATTGGATTTATAGCCACTTTTTCACAAACATTGACGACAACGGAAAAAAGACGGTCATTCTTGACGAAGAGAAACTGTACGAAAAAAAGGAAATGGTTGTCAACGGGACGTACTATCACCATTCGACATCGGATGATAACCCAGAATTGCCGAAGGATTTTCTGGAAACTCTGGATGACATGAAAAAGTATGATATTCCACGTTATACGGTCGCACGCTGGGGACGTTTTGGAGCACAAGGTACACGGGTACTCCCGCAGTTTGAAATTGCCGATGGACGGACAAACTTTTACAAGGATGTTGCCAACTGCGATTATGCGAACCACTACTTTGGATTCGACTTCGGCTTTGAAGAGTCCTACAACGCCGTCGTTTCGATGTGCATTGATACGGAAAAGAAAATTCTGTACATCTATGACGAAATTTACATGAACCGGGTAACGGACGACGTGTTTGCGAACCAACCGGAAATGCAAGAATTGAAAGAAAAACTCGACGGACTCAACAAACAGGGTTTTAACAAGATGATTGTGGCGGACAACGAAGACCCGAAGGCGATCACCTACTATCGGAACTGTGGTTTTCAGATACGGGGTTGCCGAAACAAGTTTGCCGGTTCCCGTTTGTCGAACACCCGAAAGATCAAGCGGTTTAACCGGATCATCGTGTCGCCGGAATGCAAGAACACGATCCGGGAACTGAAAGATTTGACTTACAAGAAGGATGCGAAGGGGAATGCGATTTACGACCAGTTTAACATTGACCCGCACACCTTTTCGGCGATTTGGTACGCACTGGACACAGTGAGCGTCGCCGACGTGAAGGAACGGAAATTTAACTCAACACATAATAAGAATTAAGGAGTTAGAAGTTAGGAGATAGGAGATAGGAGGAAAACAGCCGGGCTACGCCCGTCCGAATCATTCTAACTCCTAACTCCTGTCTCCTAACTCCTCTACGAAAGGAAAATAAAATGACAACCATACCCATATCCTTGCTGGAGGCGGAGTATTCCGGCGATCCGAAGGAACTGAAAGCGGACTTTGAACAGATCGAAAAATACTACGGCATCTACCGAAAGGGTGCCGACTTTCCGATTGCGCCGGAAAATGACCCGGAAAACAATTTTGTCCCGGCAGATTTGCGGTACAAAATATCGGCATCGCTCATCAACAAGCAAGCCCGGTTTTTGTTTGCCGAACCGCCGGACATCAACATCGAGCCGAATGACGGCATAGGGGAACCAAACGAAAATGAAAAAGAGGCAATTTCCCGCTTGGAGTCGCTGGTGCGTAATATCCTTTTTGAAAACACGTTCGAAGAGGCACTCATCAAAGCGGCAAAGGACTGTTTCATTGGAAAGCGGGTTGCCGCCGTCGTCAACTTTGACGAAGTACACGGCGTAACACTGACCTTCATACCATCGCCGCAGTTTGTCTTTGAAACTTCCCCCTACAATAACAACATTCTGACGAAGTTTGTCTATTTCCGTCCGTTTTTTGAAAACGACGAGCAGAAGTTTTATAAAAAGACGTATCTTCTCCAACTTGGAATTGTTTACGTTGCAGAAACGATTTACGATAGCGGAGGTGAATTATTAGAATCGATTCTTGTGGCGGAACCAACGCTGTTGACGACGATACCGGTCTCCGTGTTTGTGAATGACGGCTTGACCGGCGACATGAACGGGGAAAGCGAAATCGGTCTGTTGGAGAATTTTGAAGGCTGGTACTCCAAAATGTCCAGTGCGGACATCGATTCCGGTCGCCAGAATATGAACCCGATCCGATACACCGTCAATATGGAACCAAGATCAACAAAGGGACTTCGGAATCGACCGGGCGAGAAATGGGACTTGGCAACCGACCAAAATCAAGACCGAGGCAAGGAAATGGTCGGAACGTTAGAAAGCAGTATGAATTACTCGGAGCCGCTCAAAACAATGCTGGACAGAATCAAAACGTCTGCCTACGAACAGGTCGATGTGCCGAACATCACGCTGGAGTCGATGGCAGGGGTGATTACTTCCGGCAAAAGTCTTAAAGCACTCTACTGGTCGCTCATTGTCCGATGCAAGGAAAAGATGAAGGTCTGGGGACCGCAATTACGGAACCTAATTATCACCATCATTGAAGGTTCGTATCTGTATCCGAATTGCATTACGGAATACATCAAAGAGCCGCTCATTGAAGTCGATTTTGATGTCAAGGTGGTTCAGAACCATTCCTTGCCGGAAGACGAAATTGAGGAAATGTCGATGGATTTACGCAATGTGGAGACGAGGGCGATGTCCCGAAAGGCATACATGCAAAAGTGGCGTGGCTTGACCGATGACCAAGTGGACGAGGAATTGCGGCAAATCGCCGAAGAGCGGAACATTTTGGAAGATATTGCGTTACATTGAAAGGAGAAATAGGAGTCGCTCGTCAGCAAACGAATCGACTCCATGCACAATACACGCTAATACATACGAGTATTATAGCACGTTTTTACGGAGATTCAATGCCAGTTGACAGATTGATATTTCGGGATGCGGAAAAGGCGAGGAATGCGATTACGCTGGAGCAGCGCAGGGAGATTCACGACCTTTATTTGGACTGGGCAGATGAAATCAATGATTTTGCGAACCACTATCCCGAAAAAACCACAAAGGCAATGAATCCTGCCCTAGTGGCACTTGCGTATGCCGGCTTGCAGAAAATGCTTGACCAGTCGGGCGATAGGATTGCCGGGCAAGTTGAAGGAATTGTATTGAAAAACATGTACCGAATGTCGGAAACAGTTGCTACGGCACACGTAAAATGGATGGTTTCGGTCGGGTATTCGGAGACAGTTGTGAAAACTGGCATGAGTTTTGCTCCAGAGGCAATAGTACAGCGAGTGGCGACGGGAAAGATTTACGATTCTAACTGGAATCTTTCGTCTGCGATTTGGGGAGATAATGAACAGACGCATCGACAGATTCGTGAAATTATTGCCGGTGGAATGAAGGAAGGCAAGCCAATTCACGAAATATCGAAGGATTTGGAACGCTATGTCAACCCAGACAAGGCAAAGCCGTGGAATCTGCGCAATGCACAGGGACGGAAAATTTATCCGAGAGATGTCGATTACAACGCACAGCGGCTTGCCCGGACGCAAGTGCAGCATGCCTATCAGCAGTCAGTCATTGAAGCCGCACGAAACAACAAAAATGCGACGGGTATCCGGTGGAATGCTAACGGACCGAGAGTTTGCCCCATTTGTATCGACCGGGACGGAAAAATTTTTCCTATTGACGACGTGCCAATGGATCACCCTAATGGAATGTGCGTTTGGGAAATTATCCTAGCCGAAAATTGGAAGGAAAATTTGTAAAAATGCCGCTCGACCGATTACTTGACAGATAATATACATTCGTGTAGAATAGCAGTTATCGGACACGGAAAGGAGGCGTTTGCGAAATGGAATTAAATTGGCAAGATTTGGTTATTCCTGCGATGAGTTTTTGTGCAGGTTTTATCTCGGCACTGATGATGGGGTTAAAGGACAAAGTAACGGAAATTTTCTTTTCCCGGTCAGGTTTTCAGGTTTATACCAACAGCAGCGATGTAAGTTTTGAAATAATGGGCGAACTCGAACGGATAGATTCGTCTGCGCAAAAGACCATTCGCAAGGGTTCGACCGGAATGGAATTACTGCCAGTGGATCAACATGGCACTTCTACCGAAGTAATTTTGGTTAATTACAAGGCAGTGATGCCGTTAGTTATTGCCACTTATGAAAATCATCATACACGAGAGTTATTGTGCGATGGAGCGGATGGGTACATTGCGGAAAAAACGAATGAATTACTGCAAGTTACACAGCATTGGAAAAAGAGATTTCCTAATTTAACGAAGGACTATATCGCCGATCATGTTTGTACTTGGACAAAAACAGCACTGGTACCGGCATTGCGAAAGGCATGTAACGAAAAAATCAACTTCTATAAATCATTACTTGCAAGAACAAACATTAGTGAATCAGTAAAAGTAAAAATCAAAGAATGGCTTGCTAAAAACGAACGCTATATTGTTTGTATAGACGAATTGAATGCACGTTCAGGTATTCAGTATAGAACTTCAATTATAATGAAAGGAGAAAACGATGGAAACGGGTAAAACTGGCGAACCAATGACGACACGAGAGCAGATTTGCGAACTTGAAGAGCGCGTATGCGAATACTACAAGGAAGTGATGAAGCACTTGGAAAGACACGATGAGCGTCTAAAAAAATTCCACAAGGAATTTGAGGCACATCGTAAGGCAACGGAAAAACACCACAAAAAGATGCGCAAGCATTTTGAATCAAGTGATGTTTCTTATGGTTAGTTTATGATTATTGTGCTTTTGTCTGTGCAAGTAAACAAACTATGAATTATTTTTTATGAAAGGAATTTATTATGGCTAAAACAGTGATTGTGCCTACGGGCGGTATGATGGGCGGAGCATGTGGTTACGGTATGGGATATGGTGGTTTTGGTATCCCGCCGATTGGAATGGTCGGTGTTTGGGGTAACGGCGGATGGGGCGGTTGCGGTGGACGTGACGGCTATGGCGGCGGTTACGGCGGTGGTGGTGCCTATCCCGCTGCACTCATCGGTGGCGGACGCATCGAAGGGAATGTCGAACGGGAAATCGGTATTTTGTCTGACAACATGAATAGCCGGTTTAACGATATTAACGGCGATGTTCGGACTGCCCGAATTGAAGGCAGTATCGGCGGTGTTAACAACCATCTCGGACACATGAGCGACCGTCAGTGGACGACTGCTCTTTCCGATAAGGATATGTACTGGCAGGGCGTTGTGACGCAAAAGGACTGCTGCTGTCAGCAAAAAGAAATTGCGATGGCAGAAGGTTGCAAAACTCGCCAAACAATTTGCGACCAAGAGGAAAAGACCAGAGCGGTCATAATTCTCGAAGCAGAGCGGAACCGCGGACTCATGCAACGCTACGAAGACGAACGCAAGAACGTCGCCATCGTTGACTTGAAGGGGGAAAACAGCAACCTCAAGCAGACTGCTGAAATCGAAGCCGCTATTCGCCGGAATCGTGATGAATGTTTTGGAGCAATCAATGGCTTGTTTGGGCAGGTATCCAATCTGTCGAATCAGGTTGCCGCAAACAACAAAGACGTTTTGAACAATTTCGGTACGCTCACTTCGACGGTCAGTGATTTGTCGAATTCGATGCAAACAACCTAATTGTATTTACGGAAGCGGATGCACCGTGTGTCCGCTTCATTTTTACCACATTTTTTAATTCAGGAGACACAACATGAGCCGAATGAGAGACCAGCAACTGATGAACACGAACACGATGGACACTGCAAGTCCAGAAAATCCTGTCAATGATGATGACTCATTGACGCCATTTTTGGCACAACTTGACGAGCAAATCGCACAGCCGTATAAGACGCAAGCGGATCGCATTGCCGAAGAGCAGGCAAAACGTGCCAACTATCAAAAACTTGTTTCTGGCTTTGACAATTCAGAAATCGGTCAACGGCTACATCAAATCCGATTCGATACTTTTGTTATTCCGTTGATGCAACGATTTGCGCAAGAATCACAAACGATGACTGCCTGGGCTTGTGACATGGCAGGAGAACTTGTAGAGAAAGAATATGCAAACAGCATGGAATACAAGGCGTGGGAGCATCGGTACAACGAACATTTTAACAACTTCGTCAAAAATCACGGGGGGCTAAAATGAAAATACCGGAACCTGACTTTACATTCGATTGCATCACCGAAATCACGCCCGCGTGGTTGAAAGAACACGGCATCACAGCGGTGCTAATGGACTTGGACGGTACACTGTTGCCGAAAAAGGCAGAAGTCGTGCCTTATGATGTAGGTAAGTGGTTGCTTTTAATGAAAAAAGAAGGCATAAAGTTAGGTATCGTGTCGAACAATAGCAATCGGCGTATCGGCGACCTTGAGTTTACATTGGACATTCCATTTGTCGCAAAGGCGCACAAGCCAAGCGGACTAGGCATCAAGTATTTGATGCATGAAATGGGCTTGAAACCAGAGTCAACAATTTACGTCGGGGACAAAAAGAAGGACATCATTGCCGCTCACTGTGCAGGCATCAAATCGGTCAAGGTCAAAACAATGAAAAAAGGAGAAACAACATGA